CTAGTGCAGGCAATTAACGCCGCTACGGCAACAAATGGTGGTTACACGGCTGGACAATATGGAACTTGTATTATTATAACAGCGCCATATTACACAGAGGAAGCAATCTTGTTCACAACAAGCGGTGCTTTGACGGCAACTTACATTCCGTTTTTCGGTGCAGACACAGTAGATGCAACAGCTACATTAACTGTAACTGTTACTGGAGCGGCGGCAGACACAATCAATGTTAAAATCGGCGGCGTATCAATAGGTATTGCTACAATCCCAGTCGCACCAACAACAACAACAGTCGCAACAGCGATAGCATTAGCTATCACAACAGCACAATATACCAACGGTGGCTTTACGGCAACTTCGCTAAATGCGGTGGTCACTATACTGGCACCAACTGGTACAGGTACGGCAGGCAATTCATACACAACAACTTATGTTTCCAGCGGTGCAACTGCGGCGACAATCGGTTCATGGAGTGGTGGTGTTGCTTCTAATTCATTTGATGTGATACACTATCACATTTCAGAATTTTTCAGAGTACAACCAAAAGGTGTTCTTTATGTAGGGATTTTTGATGTGCCAGTAGCATTCGATGGATTGGAGTGTACTGAATTACAAGTCTATGCCAATGGCGAAATTCGTCAGATAGGCGTTTATCAAACATTTGAAGCATTCGCTACAACACAAATTCAAGCACTTCAAAGTGTTTACGACGACAATTATACATTGCATCGTCCGTTTGAAATTCTTTATGGTGCAGACATCGTGGGAACCGCACTAGTGGACTTGCCTGATTTGAGTCTTTTAGATTCAGATAATGTTTCGCTTTGTATCGCTCAAGACGGTGTAGGAGTAGGTCTTGAGCTGTTCACCGCATTTGGTGTGTCGATTACAGCCATTGGCGCTATGCTAGGAACGGTTTCTTTGTCAAGAGTACATGAAGACATAGGTTGGGTAGGAAAATTCAACCTTGACGACGGTACGACATTAGACACGCTTGCATTCGCGAACGGAGATTTATACAACAGCACCGCAGATTCGCTTTTAACCACTCTGGATGATTACCATTATAACTTCCTTCGCAAGTTGGTTGGCACGACTGGTTCTTTCTGGAATTACGGTTGGACAGCTACTATCAGCACATCTGACTATTGCACAATTGAGAACAATAGAACAATTGATAAAGCGATTAGAAATATTCGCACAAATCTTTTGCCTTCTTTAAATTCTCCTTTGTATGTTAACCCAGATGGAACATTGACTAACGCCACAATTGGATACTTTCAAGGACTGGCGCAAAACGCTACTGACGATATGCAACGAAACGGCGAACTATCAGCAAGCAAGATTATCATTGACCCATTGCAAGATGTGTTATCGACATCAGAACTTGTATTGACGGTTCAACTTGTTCCAGTCGGAGTGGCAAAACAAATTGTAGTAAACATTGGCTTCACCGTAAATATTTAAAAACAAATGATACCATTAATCAACGGCATAACATATTCCTACGCTTCAATCACGGTTAACATTCTCGGAAACCCAGTAGCAGGAATTACGGCTTTGAAGTATAGCGACGAACAAGAAATGCAAGACAACTACGGCGCGGGACCGTATGCAGTCAATCGTGGATTCGGTACTGTTAAATTTGATGGTGCAATTACTCTTATGATGGAAGAAGTTGAAGCGTTGCAGGTAGCCGCGCCGAACGGAAGATTACAAGAGATACCAGAATTTAACATTACAGTTTCGTTTGAGCAGAACGGTCGTGTAGCAACACACTTTTTGCTTAATTGTAGATTCAAGTCGAATATAAGAGATAACAAGACTGGCGATTTAATGATTGCAGTCGAAATACCTTTGCTTATCGGACAAGTGAAGTTTGTGGTTTAATTAATTAAAAAACATCTATGAAAACATCAGTAGAAGACCTCAATATTGAAGATTTAAAAAAGAAGTACAACGGGTTATGGACACTAAAAATCCCGCTTAACGACGAACGAACAAGTTTTGCAACTTGTTATTTACGGAAAATGGACAGACCAGCGTTTGCAATCATATCTAAAATGATTAAAGACGATGCTCTAAAAGGGGTAGAAGTTTTAATCAATACATTATGGGTTGCAGGCGACGACCCGAAATTGATAACTCAAGACTTTGATGCGCTAAGAAGTGCTGGTGATTGTTGCGCTGAAATCTTACAAGCTAGAACTGGTGAGTTAAAAAAAAATTAGCAGAAGATTCTAAGGAACTTGATAACGACGAAGCAAGGCAAAATGATGCTTTGCTTCGTTTTTATTTTCACATAGACCCATTAGCTTTGTCGGAAGACGATTGGGTGCAACGAGTGAATGAATTGTGGTACGCGCTCAAGATTACAGGTAAAGTAAAAATCGAAAACGGTAAAACAACATTCTATGCCTAATACAAATTGGCAGTTTAATCTAACTGGGAATTTTAATTCTAAGATTCAGCAAGCGACCGCTTCGACAAATGCTTTAGAAACATCATTCAATAAATTATCTAATAGCGTTCGTATGCTAGGCAACGCGTTTGGTATTGCGTTCGGTGTTCAAGCTATTGCGCAGTTCACACAAGCAGTAGTGAAAGCAGGCACGACGGTAGAAGATGCCACGACTGGGTTAACCACACTACTAGGAACGGCAGAGCAAGCAAAAAGCGTTATCGACAATGTGTTAAATGAAGCGCAGAAAACACCGTTCTCATTTGAAGCATTACTGGACGCCAACAAGGCACTTATAAGCACAGGGCTTTCAGCGGAAAAATCTTTTGATGCAGTACACAACTTATCGAACGCGATTGCGGCAACTGGTGGCGGTAGCGATAAGCTACAACGAATGGTTGTCAACTTGCAACAGATTAAGAATGTAGGCAAAGCGAGCGCGATGGACATAAAGCAGTTTGCTTTTGCGGGTGTAAACATTTACAAAGTATTAGAGAAAGCAAATATTGGTTACAAGAAAGGAATGGAAGTCACATTTGAGCAATTGGACAGCGCACTCAAAAAAGCGTCTGAAAAAGGTGGTATGTATTATCACGGGCTTGAGAATATGGCTAACAACACATCGGTTAAATTGTCGAATGTCGGCGATAAATTATTTATCTTCTTCAATCACATCTTTGAGAAGATAAAGGGTCCGCTTAATGGTGTTCTGGATTGGTTAATGAACAAGATAAGCGACACACAGAAGCGATTTGATTCGTGGTGGCAGACTTTACAAGATTGTTGGGACCAAACAGAATCGTTACGAAATGCAATCGGCAGACTATGGAACGCGCTAGAGAAAATGCGAGAAGCAATTCTGGGCGGACAATCAGGTGTTGATTTATTGGTTTCAACATTTTCGCTTTTAGATTATGTTTTAACACCAGTAGCAGAGACGCTTACAGCAGTAACTAATACAATCACAACATTGGTAGGCTATATCTGGAAGATGTACGACGGCATAAAAGGTATCTTAGGTTTAACAGAAAACAGCGATGGATGGAAAGGAGACGGCGGTTCTTTTGCAAGTCTTGAATTAAAGTACGGTAAGAAGGGCGCAAAAACCAATTATCAGTCAGGTGACAATCTTGAAAATGTTATTGATACGCAAGACAAAGAAATAGGCACCGCGGCAGGAAATGTATCAGGAACCAAAGCAACGAATATCACTTTGAATATCACTAAGTTGATTGAGCGATTAGAAATAAACACGACCAACTTAACAGAAAGCACAACAAAAATAAAGGACGCTGTTGTGAAAGCGTTGCTAGAAGGTCTTAATGATGCACAAGTAATAGCTGGGCAATGAACGAATACACAAAACCTAACGAATCGCTTACCGTGGTTAATCCACCGAAGCCAACACTTAAAGGAAAAGCGTTGTCGATAGCAGACAAACAGAAATTAATCCTTTCTAATGCAGGTCTTCAATCAATCAAGACGGCTGGGTTTGTATTGGGCAACATCTTTCTTGGGTCACCAGAAACGAGAGATTCAGAAGAAAAACTAGCTGGATGGGATAGGTCAGCCGTACAAGCTAGTTTTCTTGGTTTACCAACCTTTGACCAGTTCTATTTTAATAAGTTTGAGTGGACAGATTTACAAGGAATTAAACACGCTGTTCCGCAAGTGTATATTGATTCTTTGCTTTGTGAGATAATGCAGTCAAAAAACATTATTACGACTTCATTACAAGGTTATAACGGAACGGTTAAAGAATATATAAGCGACGGTGATTATGTCGTTAAATTAAGAGGCGCGCTTGTAGATGCTTCGCCGTTCAGATACCCAAAAGAGCAAGTCAATAATCTTCTACAAGTATGTCAGGCAAATCAAGCAGTACCGATAACAAGTAATTTCTTTTTTCTCTTTGGTATTTACAATATCGTGATTACGGACTTTAATTTTCCGCAAATTACAGGCACGATGAACACGCAATACTTTGAGATTTCAGCTATAAGCGATGCACCAATAGAATTAATTGTTAAATGAAGATTCTAAAGAGCAACATAGAAATAGTAACTGATGCTAGTACAGTTGTTTTCAAGCATGTAAGCGATATTGAAATTACATCAACTTGGAAACAACAGACTGACATTGGAACCATGGTTATACCACGGAAACTTTCATTTGAAGGTCGCGACATTGTTGCTGGAGTCAATCCGCTTATTAAAGTAGGTAGTAAGATTTCAATAAGCGTTGGTTATATTCAAGAAGGAACCACGGAAGCAGAAATGAACACGATACTTGTTGGTTATGTTTCAGCAATACAACCTAAGCTACCAATCACGATTTCATTACAGGATGATATGTGGTTTTTAAAAAACAACACGCTCACAAAGAGTTATGCTTCGGTAAAACTTTCTGAATTATTACACGATGTAATTGGCAATTCAGTACCTTGGACTACCAATGGAGTAGAGGTCGATTTAGGTCAGTTTAGAATTACAAGAGCATCAACATCAATGATACTTTCGGAACTAGAGAAAACCTACGGACTTGTAAGTTGGTTTCGCGACGGTGTTCTTAATGTTGGTTTGGCTTATGTTCCTGCGCAACGAAAAGACTTGAAATTTACATTCACTAAAAACATTATAAGCGATTCTCTTGATTACAGAGATAAAGACCAGGTTAAAATAAATCTTACTGCAATAAGTATTTTCCCAGACAACACGACTATCAAATACGAAGCAGGTGACTCGAACGGCGAAACAAGAACAGTATATCAATACAATCTTAATGCAGAGCAATTAAAAGAGTATGCAGAAAGAGAAATATTCAAAATGCGTTACACGGGGTTTTATGGTAGCTTTACGGCGTTTGGTGTTCCATTTGTCCGTCACGGTGACGCGGTTGTTTTACACGACCCAGTTTTACCCGAAAGAGATGGTACATATTTAATCAAGCAAGTGACTTACAAATTTGGTACTGGTGGTTATAGACAAGAAATAGAACTAGCTAATAAGATATGAACGAAATAAAGCAAGTGATACAACGACTAGCAAAGACCAGCGACGAACTTTATTCGTTGGTAGCGAAAGTTGATAGCGTTGATGAAATAAAAAGAGTGTGCGTGGTTTCTCCAATCAATGAGTCAGCGCAGATATTTGATGTGCGCTTGCAGTCTTCGTTATCAGCAACAAAAGGTATAGTGTCAATCCCTAAAAAAAATTCTTATGTTGTCGTTACTTTTCTTACGACTAATGTGGCCTTTGTTTCTTTATGTACCGAAGTTGATAAAATCATTATTGATTGCGATAATATTGTTTACAATGGCGGTGATAATGATGGGTTAGTAAACATCAATCAGATAACGACTAGTATAAATAGTCAGTTTACAGCACTCATAAACGCTATCAAAGTGGCTTATACGGCTCAATCAGCAATTGATGGTGGACTTGGCTCTACTTCTTTCAACATATCGTCAGCCGCTATTATACCTTTGAACGCTAATTCATACAAAGACACAAAATTCAAGCACTAATGGTAACAGATGCAATATTAACAGAATACGATTTAACCATTACTGATGGTGACTTTTTGATTTCATTTTCTGACCAACAGCATATACAATTGATAATTGCGACGGCTCAAGGAGAATGGAAGGAATTTCCGTTGCTAGGGGTTGGTTCAGACCAATACATAAACGCTCCAAATAATATGCAAGACTTTATTAAGAACATAAAAATTCAGTTGACTAGCGACAACTACAAAGTAAATCAGATTGATGTACGAAATAATAAAGACATTTACATAGATGCTATTCGATTATAATTGTCAAGACGGTCAAACGATTTACGATGTGGCAATAGCTACATACGGCGATACTTCGTACACAATGAAGCTAATCAGCGATAACATCTCTGTTATCCCAGATTTGAATACAGAAATAGCGACGGGTATGATTGTTCAATACGAGCGACTTGCAAAGCCAGTAATAAAGAGAGCGAAGGAATTCATCGCGGAAAACCCAACACAACTTAGTTGCTTAAATTCACAATCAATATTTGATGTAGTTATTCAGTTGTATGGCGATTTGAAATTCACTTATAAGTTAATTCAAGAAAGCGGGTTTTTAGATATTGACACAGACATATCAACAGGCGACATAGCAATATTTGAATTTCAAAAGACAAAGTTTCCTACATACTTTCGCAACAATGTTTTTACGGTTAGTAATTGGGTTTCAGAAAATATTGAAGCGGGAGAATTTGAATTAAGAGAAGACTATACTTACGAATTAAGAGAAGACGGTGGAGTAGAACTAAGACAATAAAAAGCAAATGAGCAACAAGACCACATCAGCAGAAACAGCGTTACTTCTAGTCGATATAGATGGGACAGAACTGTTCCGCTTGAGTAAATACAACGGAACATCATGGGAGAATTTCAAAATTCTTTTCGACACACTAAAGTCTTGGGTAGGTGCAACAAATTTATGGTATGACGGAGTTGGCGCTCCTGGTGGCGGACTTGGAAACAACGGCGACTATTACTTAAACACAACAAGTGGTGATGTATATAAGAAGATTGCAGGAATTTGGACTATAGAAGGAAACATCAAAGGCGCAAACGGAACCAACGGAACGGATGGCGTTTTTGGTGGTGATTCAATGCCATATTTATTCGATAACACTCTTACTACAACTCCAGCAAATACTAAAATTAGTTTTGACGACAACACAACGCCAACACTTTGTTATATTAAAAATATAAATGGTGATTCCGTTGATGTAACCACATGGTTGGATGCGTTGGCATTATCAACAAGCCAAACACTTGGAAGAATTCGGATTTTTTCGGAATTTGATTCAGCAAAGTTTATAGATTTCGCATTTAAGGTGGTGACACCAACGGCGAATGTGTATGAATTATCGCCCGTAACAATTTTAGCATCTAACAACTTACCGTTTTCGAATAATGAAAGTTTGGTGGTTTCTTTTTCATCAAATGGCGACAAGGGTGACACGGGAGCCGATGGTTCAAATGGTGTTGTCCCAATAGCGATTGCAGGTGGAAGTGTTGATGCTATTACGGCAACATATACACCAGCATTAACATTAGCAGATTTAACTATGTGTGCTTTTGTGGCAAGTGGTGCAAACGCAACAACAACACCAACATTTTCACCTGATGGACTGACAGCACATACCATTGTTAAAAAAGGTGGTCAGGCTTTAGTAGCAGGGGATATTCCAAACGCTCTTGCGGTTTGTTTATTGCAGTATAATCTTGCTAATACAAGATGGGAATTATTAAACCCTGCAACAAGTACAGCAAGTGTAGCTGATGCGAGTGAAACCGTTAAGGGTGTTGTTGAAGAAGCAACCCAAGCTGAAATGAACGCCTATACAGATACAGGTGGAACAGGAGCGAAGCTGTTTGTTGTACCAAGTAAAATAAAGACATGGATACAACAGGCAGCATTAACTATTGATGCAGTATGGCATTTTGTTAGCGCAAAATTCAGATTGTTTAATTCAGCAAAAACATTTTATGCTCAATTTGAAACAGCGGCAACGGCAAACCGAACAATAACAATTCAGGATAAAGACACAACGGTTGCTGATTTACTAGACACGATTCAGGTTGCAACCGCGACTGGTACAGTCAATGTGATAACGGCTACCTATACAAAGCCGTTAACTCTTACCGATAAAATGAAATGCTCCTTTGTGGCAAGTGGCGAGAACACGATTTCTGGCGTAACATTTAATCCAGATGGGTTGGGTGCAAAAACAATAACAAAATACGGTGGCTCACCATTGGTTGTTGGTGACATTCCTGGCGCATTGGCTGTTTGTTTACTTCAATACAACTTAGCCAACACAAGATGGGAGTTGTTAAATCCAGCTGTTGCGGCACACGACAACGCCTATATAATAAATAAAAGCACAGCGGATGTTTCGCTAACGGGAAGCACGGCAGAAACTTTAATGTATTCATTTGCAATACCAGCCAACACGCTTTCAAGTGGGAAAATATTAAACATAAAGGCGCGATGTCGCAAAACTGGCACGGCAGGAACATGGAGTGTTCGTTTTCGTTTTCACACTTCCGCCGCCGTTGCTGGTTCACAGGTTGCGTTGTATAGCAATGGCGCAACAATATTATATTCACAATTAGAAAGAATGTTTTTAATTAAAACCGCAACAACTGTTGAAAGTTGGCAAGTTGCAACAACAACGGCAAGCGACACCAACCAATCAACTGGTGCGGTAACAAGTACAACGGTGAATTTAACGGTTGATTTGTATGTAATTATTACAATTCAACTTTCAAGTGCGGCGGACACGGCTTATTTTTCAGGGTACTATTTAGAAATTATTTAAAACATGGATATAGAACTAAGAGTTGGCTCAATAGTAAAGTTAGGAACAGTAAATAATACTATTCTTACTCAACAGGACTTAGATGATATTGATAACTCAATAGCTACCTACACGCCAATCATATTTACAGAAAGCTATGCTACTACTAAATTTGGAATGACTGCATACTTGGACGAGTATGGATTAGGCAGGTATAAAAGAGTATTTGGAAGTGATGAAGAATTTGAATTAACAGTTTGGTGCAATACGGGAAAACAAGAAGTTTCTATTTACTTTAATGGTGATTATATTGCGTCAATATTTTTCGTTCATCAGTTTCAGAATGTGACTAAAGCATTATTTGGATTTGACTTAAACTAAAAAAAAATGAAAAAAGAAAAAGATTGGTTTCATGAATTTCTCTGGGTGATTATCATTATAATCGTTTGTTTGTTTTTGCTAGTGATACAACAATTTCCGATACAGGCGCAGACTTACGACGGTAAGAATAAAATAAGAATAGAAGGAAGCACCAATGAGTTAAAACCTTGTTTTTTATTTTTTCCTGGTGGTGGCTTTATGACACAAAACTGGGCAATATGTAATACATGGAGTTCGTTAGCTGTTAATCAAGGTTATGTTAGTTGTAAGGTTTCTTATTCGGTTTCTTTTCCTTCTTTAAGTGCGGCTAATAAAGGAATAAGTGATGGAGTAAACGCTTTAAAATGGGTTAAGCAACACGCTAACGAATATCATATAGATACGAATAGAATTTATTTAGCAGGAACTTCGGCAGGTGGATTCGTAGCTTTAGGGATAGCTTATCAGCACAAACAGAAAGTAGCAGGAGTTTTAAATGGATGGGGTGGAGTTTTGAATCTAACATATTTAAGTCAGAACAATGTTCCGGTTTATAATGTTTCAACTGATTACGATAAGACAGTTCCTATTGATTGCGGTAATGCTTTCGGGGTTAGTTGTTGTGGTTCGCAGAGTATTAATGCAGAACTTATTTTAGAAGAGGTAAAGACAGATTGGTTTGTGTGGGAAGGATATAAACATGGTTTATTGCCTAAAGATTCAGAATATAATTATCGAGTAACCACTTCTTTTTTGAACTTTTTAACCTTTATCAATGCCACCACAAACGCAACTCCTAATCGCCGATAAAATAAAAGCATGGGCTTTTCCTATATTACTTTCAATCGTGTCAGTTTTTTTATATCACTTCTATCAACAACAGAATGAACTTGTTCACTCAATGAACGAAGCTATCATTACTCAAACAAAACAATCTGGGCAAACCAATCTCATTCTTTACAGACTAGATAGACTAGATAAGCAAATGGACGAAATGTCAGTTAAAAAAATAAAAGCCGAATGAAAAAAATAATAGAATACTACGCAACTCCAACGCCAGCAAAATGGCGCAAGATTGGTGACTCAATACTTGCACTAGGAACTTTATTTACAGGAACACAAATATTTGCAGGCAACGACAAACTAGCTATTACTGGTTTAATTCTTACCTGGTTCGGAAAAACAATTACTAATTTAGCAACCGATTAAAACCCAAAATTATGTTAGACAACATTTCACTAGACACAGAAGCCGTAGTTACCAATTCCGCGGGAGTTGAAGTATCGGCACAATCAGTAATTTGCGAAAACAAATTCGTAATCATAGCTGGACTTGATGCGTTGAAAGCTATGATTAAAAACCCAATCGTTAAATTGATTGTTGGTACTTTAATCAGCGTGGTAGAATCAGTAGTATTAAAATACTGCAAATGAGATTATATAAGTATGAAGTAGTCAAGATGAAAAACTCCACTCAATTTGAATGGCGTATTTCTTATCTTGATAAAATAATCGGTTACGGCACAGGATATAACACGAAGCAGACTGCGATGAATGGTATTAGAGCAATCTGTAAGTCAATGGGCGGTGACTGGTCGTTTATAAAAACGAAAATTATTAAGTGAGAGAAGTTTACTTGCTTAGAATTCTTCAAGACAACAAACAATCACTTGGGTCGTTGTCCGTAACGGGCGACGAAGAAGTGTATGTTTACAAAACACTTGAGTTGGGATGGAAAGGAAATGCCAATGGTGTTTCCTGCATCCCGTCAGGTAGATACTTATGCAAGTGGACTTATTCGCCTTCTTTCAAGAAATTTACCTACGAAGTGACTGGTGTGACTGGTCGACTTGGTATCAGAATTCATTCAGCCAACTTTTATACTCAATTGCGCGGTTGTATTGCGCTCGGTTCGGCGCTCAAGGATATTAATGCTGACTTAAAACTAGACACGATACATTCTGGCGACTCAATTGAAAAGTTCAATCTATACATGAACAAAGAAGACTTTATGCTAAACATAGTTTAAAGTCGTTTCTAGTTAGTGCGCGCGCGCTTATTTCAGTCAGTCAGTTATTTGCTAGCTAAATTTTATCGTGTCTTATTCGCGCTTATAATGTGCTTTTTTATGCTATACTATATGTATAAACTCTCATTTGCATAACTTATTGATAATCAGCTAGTTAGCTTTATTTTGATAAAAAAACGCTGATTTTAGCGTAAAAAAGCACTTTTTGAACTTTTTTTAAAAAATTATATTATTTGCTTGTTTGTATCACTTATTGATATATATTTGACGCATGAATAATAACACTTTAATAACTCTTAAAAACTAAAAACAAAAACATGAAGACAACTGTAACAATTAACGGTGAACAGAAGGAGTTTAACTCTATGCTCAATGCGTTTAAAGCCCTTGTAGAAGCGAAAGCACTAGAAGGTTTGTCAGCAAAGGAAATCGCTTACGGCGTTTTACCATGTGATAATATTGCATACATCTATAAATTAAAGCGCGAATTTGGTTTAGCTGATGTAGGCGATGAAATCAAGGAAAAGAAAGTGAAAGTTAAAATCCAAAAAGTCGAAACGAAAAAAGTCGAAACGAAAAAAGTCGAAACGAAAAAAGTCGACCACGGTCAGCTACATCATTACGCTTTTCAGACAATTGTAGATTGTTTAAGTGTAAACACTAACATCATGTTAATTGGCGCCGCTGGTTCTGGTAAAACTACTTGTGCCATGAATGCCGCTAAGCACCTGAAATTAAATTTTTACGCAATGAGTGTAGGCGCACAAACCAGCAAGTCGGATTTCATGGGTTACATGAATGCGACTGGCTCTTATGTTACCACTCACTTTAGAAACGCGTATGAATTCGGTGGTGTATTTCTTATTGATGAAATTGATGCAGGAAATTCCGGAATCATGACTATCATAAATGCCGCACTAGCAAACGAAGTATGCGCTTTCCCAGATAGAATGGTTGAAAAACATGAAGACTTTCGTTGCGTTGCCGCCGCTAACACATTCGGCAAGGGAGCGGACAGAATGTATGTCGGTCGCAATCAGTTAGATGCCGCGACTCTTGACCGCTTTGTAAAGAAAAATTTTGATTATGATGAAAAATTGGAATCTAAGTTAGCAACTAATCAAGAGTGGTTTAATATTATCGTTTCTATAAGAAGAGTTATTGAAGATAAAAAATTAAGAATACTAGCGACACCAAGAGCCACATTTAATGGCTGTAAGTTACTAACTACTGGAATGAATTACTGGGAAGTTTTGGAATTAACCGTTTTAAATGGTCTTACTAAAGACGAACTGGAAATTATAACTAGCGGCGCGAATCTTAATTCAAGAGAGTTAAAACACAAAGTAGCTTGTTAATTAAATTTTAAAACTAAACATCATGAAAAAAGAATTAGTAGTTAAAAACAAAATTACCCGTGCTGACTTTACATTCAACGAATACATTGATTTTGTTGAACAGAATATCGGAAAAGGTTGCAAGAATTCATCTGAAAGTACCGCAGACAAAGAATGGTATGGAAGTAAAAACATCAACGAAGCGATTGACTTAGCAAGACACGGATGGGATAAAGGAACTCAGCTACTTGCTAAGATGCTGGATGATATAAAAGCAAAAGGAGTAGAAAAAACTTTAAAACCAAGATTTGATGTTTATGGTGAAAGTGTTGAAATGGGTTTGTTCATGACTGGCGAACCAGAATGTATGTTAGACTGGGAAGAAGATATAAAAGAAGGTTACAAGGAAGTAGATATATACTTTAACACAATAGCAAGCGCGATGTATAATCCAGAGCAATTAATTAATTACGGTTCTGTTGCACTTTCAGTTGTTGACTATCTTGAAGGAATCGGTGTAAGAGTAAACCTATATTCTTACTATTCAATTAAACCAGGCGGTCGTGATAGCTTGATAAGTGTAAAAATAAAAGATGCAAGCGAAAGTTTAAATATTCCCGTTTGTGCTTTCGCTTTAGCACATCCCAGCATGATGCGTAGAATGTTCTTAAAGGGAGTCGAAGTGTTAGATGGGTTTATGGATTTAGGATATGGACCCATTTGTGAATACGAAAAAGAAAGATTTAGTAATAATGAAAATATAATTCGCTTTCAAACAATCAACAATGTGTCTTGTAAGTTTAACACAAAAGAGGAAACCAGTAATTACTTAATGAAGATGTTGCCAGAGTTATTGAATGACTTGAAAATTGAAACCGAAATTTCTTTTAACAACTGTAAATAAAAACATATCTGCCGACGACAGAATAAATATTGTCACAAACATCATGAAAATTAAAATTCAAACAACAACAGAAATGGAAATTCAGTTTCCATATTACACGGGAACGGATAGTCACTCCACTTGCTGGATTTCCGAAAATGAATGTATCTCAATCGAGCATACGACTATTGAAAGCGCAATAGCGAATTTAAAGTATGTTAATGTGACGCCGTTTGCGCATAGACTATCTGAAACAAAAATAGGCGCAACTGAATTCAACACAAGACTTGTGTGCGCTTTTGATAAGCTATACACTTTGGTTATATCCGAACAGGATTACGAAGATGAACGAAGACACGAAATAAAAGAGCGCGAACAACTCTTAGAAGAAGAGAGAGAACATGAAAAAGAAAATATGGATGCTATTAGATTAAACTTTAAAAAATAAAATCATGAGAAACGAAAAAATAAATAAAACATCAGCCGTTATATCCATGTTGATTGGCTTGCTGATACTAGCAGAGATAATTTATCACATTTCTAAAAACTAAAAAACACAAACATCATGAAGCAATTAATCTTAAACAACGAAGACTATCTGGTTAAAAGTGTAACACCACTTTTTAAAGAAGTAGAAGAAAAAAATTCAGTAGTTATTGAACGCTTTAGCATCAGCGATAGCGAAGCGATGTTTTACAACTTACGCGCTACTAGAGATATGGGCGCGATATTTAGAGTCAGAAGCGGTGACTATACTAAACTGATTATAAATAAAGAGTTAATGATGAGCGATACTCCGATGGAGCGAATCAGTAATTCAGAAATAGTCAAGCGCGCAAACGGGCGTGTATTAATCGCTGGCTTGGGACTAGGAATGATTATCAATTCAATCATGATGAAAAAAGAAGTGGCTGAAATAGTGGTAGTGGAAAATAATCGCGATGTGATTGATTTGGTTGGCGATAAATTTGAAAATAATAAAGTCAGAATAATTAATGAAAATATTTTCGACTTTAAAACCACAGAAAAATTTGATGTGATATATTTTGACATCTGGGCGAAAATCAGCACAGACAATTTAGTTGATATAAAAAAGTTGCATAACAAGTTTAAAAATAATGTGAACAGAAAAAATAAAAATTGGTATATGAATTCCTGGATGAAAGAATTTTTGCAACGAAGAAAAATAGTTGAAAAAAGAGAGTCACAAGGTATATGGTTTTAATTATATATAAAAAAAACTATATATGAAGACTTTAAAAGCGCGAAAAACGACGAAAAAAAAGCACTCTTTTTGTGCGCTTTTTAGCGTGTTTAGAGCGCGTTCCGATTTAAATGCAGTCTTATGTACTACTTACTAAAATAATCGCCCTTTGCTAGCTTAAAACGACGAAAAAAAGAAGCTAAAAAACACTAAAAAGTGTACTAAAAACTAGACATAAATCAGTTAAATAGAATTAATCTAAATAAGTATAAATCATGAAAAAAATAGAAACACAATTAACAAGTGGTTTGTTTACAAAACAAGATATAATAGACCGCTACACAAGAAAACAAGCCATTGAGGATGGCTTTCTTTTCGATGTGACTGGATTTGCAAGACAGATGGGTTTCAAATACCCAGTAGCACTAACGGTTGGTGTTCAATCGTTGCTCAATCAAGCGGTAGAGAAAAAATACTCCAGCTACTTCGAAGCACTCTATAAACTTTTGTGTGCATTGTTTGATGCCGCAAAGAAAGAAGAAAGCAATAGATGTGACTTTGAAGCACCGTGTTTTTCAAAATACACGGGTGGAATAAGAAAGATGCCATTTTATTCCGTTTGTGATGGTGGTGACGATGGTCGCCCAGTTTTAACCGTACTCTTACCAAACGAAGACTAAAAATGAAAACAGCATATCTGTTCAAAACAGGCGGAATGATTTTAGAAATTGAGCCGCTCAATCAGAAAGATTTTACTCTTAGCGAGTGTTACAACTTTTTGAAATGTGAATTAATTGAAGTGGTAAATTTATCTGATGGTCGAATAATGATAATCGACGAAGAGGGTAAACTTAAACCAAACGAGATAAATCGTAGAGCCACGATACTTTATCAACGAGACCGACAAACAAATGACATGATTGTCGGCGATGCAATAGTTTGTTCATCAAAACTTTTAAAATAAAAAAATAAAACCCAAAATTATGTACACATCATTCGACGACTTAAAACTAAATAGTCAAGACGACTTAAAAGAACTATGGATGCAACTACTAGCGGCGGATACCCCACTTATATTAATTGTAGGCGACGAAACGACACAGTCTATGCAAGTACACATCAACACATCTATAATAAGCAAACAAAAAGTAATTGAAGTATTTAAAAACTTAATACATGAAATGAAAGTAAAAAAGCAAACCGAAAATAATTAAAAGACCAGAAATAAATATTCGCAAATGTGATACAACATAAAACATTGTATTACATTTGCGTTATTAAAAATAAAAACTTAAATAAAAATCATGACGAAAAGACAAACCGCGTTCAGACTTGACGAACAAGTATTAAAAGACTTGAAACAAGTCGCAAAGAAATTCGACCGCTCCAGAAATTGGGTCGTAAATCATGCACTAAAATTATTCGCAAAACAAGAATTAGAAAAAACATCAAGCAATGGAAAATGAAACACAACTAGCTGAAATTATTTCGACTGAAATAGTTTATCAGCAGGATAAGGCCGCGATTGATATGCAGATAACTACCGCGAAGACCTATCCAAGAAACATCACACGCTCAATTTCAAACGCAATTGCTATTGTGACTATTGACGAATCAACGGCGCGCACTTGCACTTATGCGGTGCCACGCGGTGGTAAATCAATAACGGGACCGTCAGTTCATCTAGCTAAGATACTTGCTCAAGTCTGGGGCAATCTTCGTATAGAGTCCAAAGTGGTTGCAATTGACGATAAGCACATTACTAGCGAAGCAGTTTGCTTTGATTTAGAAAACAATCTTGCAATCAAGACACAAGTGAAGCGTTCTATTATGCAGAATGAATACGCTGGCGGAAAGCGTACTGGTAAAATGATTCGTATGAATGACGATATGATAACCGTTACTGGCAACGCTGGTAACTCAATCGCATTACGAAATGCCATACTTGCAGTAATACCACGAAGTATTGTAGATAAAGTTTACAATACATCAATTCAAGTTATAACGGGCGATGTATCTGATAGCGTAAAGTTCAACGCAAGACGAAAGCAAGTCTTTGATGGCTTACAGGATACATTTCAATTGAAAGAAGCGGAGATACTCAAGGTTGTAGGCAAAGCATCAATTAGTCATATTACATCAGAAGACATCGTTACACTTATCGGAATAGGTCAAGCTATCAAAGACGGCGACACAAGTGTAGAACAAGCGTTTCGACCTAGTAAGAGTAAAGAAGCGCCTAAGTCAGCAGACAAGGAGAAAGAGCGATTGGAATTACTGATTAAAGAAGCATCTAGCATTGAAGAACTATCGGTGCTTGAGTTGTATTGTACGACAACTGAAATGAAAAAATTGTTCACAGATAAAAAAGAATTTCTATCATGAATTTTTCAGAATACGAATTTCGGTGCAGTTCATTAGGCAAACTAATGACCGAGCCAAAGAGTAAAAGTGAAACACTTTCAGAAACCACTAGAAGCTACTTGAATGAATTATTTATCGCAGAGAAGTATTCAAGAACGCGCGAAATAGAAAGCAAGTATCTTGCTAAAGGTTTAATGGTTGAAGAAGATTCACTCACACTTTATTCGCAACATAAAAAATCAATGTTTCTAAAAAATGATGTAAGAAAAGGTAATAAATTTATTACTGGTCATCCAGACATCGTGACTGATTTAATAATTGACATTAAGAGTAGTTGGGATATTTTTTCATTTTTCAAGTCTGTTAAGAGTAAAACCATTAACAAAGATTATTACTGGCAGTTGCAGGGTTATATGGAGTTATTTAATCTTGATTCAAGTCGTTTAGTTTATTGCTTAGTGAATACACCAGAAGTAATTCGTAATGATGAAATGAGAAAGTTACAATGGAAATTAAATGTGCTGAATGATGAAGACCCAACTTATATAGAGGCGTGTAAAGAATTAGACAAGCTACTTGTTTACGACGATATACCGATTAACGAGCGTGTTTATGAAATTGTTATTGAAAGAGATTATGAAAATTTCTCCACGATTTACGACCGAATTGATGAATGCAGAATTTATTTAAACAATTTAGCTAATGGCACAACTTGATTTTTGTTTCACTTATTACGATACTGATGCTTCGCGCGACAAGGCGCACATGAATCGCCTTGAGCGTGGTGCCTACGACGATATAATTTCAGCACAACGAAAATTTGGCCGACTAGAATTAAAACTCATTACAAAGGTTTTGGGAAACGATTTTGAAAGTTGCTGGTACGCACTAGAATTAATTTTAAAGTTCGACGGTGAGCGTTATTTCATCGAATGGCTGGAGAATTCAATCGCTAAGTCAAAAGAATATTCTAAAAAGCAATCAGAACGCAGAACGAGTAAAACAAAAACAACCGCGGTTGAACCAAAAGAAAACCAAACAACTACCGTAGAAAACCTTTTAGAAGATGAAGATGAAATAGAAAAGAAAAAGATTAAGTATAAGAAACTGACAATAAAAATTCCTTTTACAGAAAATCAAGCATTTGAATATCTCTGGGCTAAATGGAAGCGATATAAACACGAACAACATAAATTTCAATACAAAAGCATTTTAGCGGAACAAGCGGCAATTGATTCGCTTTTTAAAATAACTGGTGACACAATTGAAAACGCAAACGAGGTGTTGTGTCTAGCAATTGAAAAAGGTTGGAAAGGATTTCATGAACTAAAAAATAAATCAGATGAACGAATTGGCAGAAACAACAAAGACGACATTAAAAACTTTCTTAACAACTGATATTGTTTTACAGAAAGCGGAGCAGACTCCACGATTGATGGATTTAAACGATACTGAATTTGAAACACAACTAAAATTAATCATTGTAAACTCTTGTGTTGCACATGGTATAAAGAATTTACCAAGTCAAGAAGAAAAACTAATGATATTCGATATAATCAGAAACACACCGAAATATCGCTTACTGACAATCGAACAAATCAAGATGGCTTTTCAAATGAATGTAACCGCGGATGAACCAATTGGTCATTTTCAATTATTCAGCGTTGAATTTATGTGTAAAGTGTTAAACGCTTTTCTCAAGAGAGTAGAGCAATTTAAAATTGAAACAAAAAGTACAATCGTGAACGACAAACCAAAAATTACAGAAGAAGAACTAGAGAAAATAAATCGCAGACATCTTGAAACTATAATCAATGACTTTAACAAGTTTTGTCAAAAACCAACTTGTATTATCATAGATGCGGCTGGTAAATATTTAACACTAGAGCGAAAAGAATTAATTAAAGAACCAGATGAAGAAAAACAAAAGACTCTGGAGCAAGCGAGATTATTGTACTTACACGAAGTAAAGAGCGAACAAGTCAGAAGAAGCGATGCTGTTCGCGAGTTAATTGTTCAACTAGAAAAAGGATTGATGCCAAAGAATGAATTAGGTGCAATAAAAAACATCGCAAGAGAAATAACATTACGAAAGTGGTTTGAAGTTTGGAAAGAAAGTGGTTTTGATTTGTCGAAAGAATTATTGACAGTCCAGATTTAACTTAGTGATTCCACATTTTGTTCTTGACATTAGTTATATAGTTATTATCTTTGTGCTATTAAAACATCAGTAATGAAAAAAGAAATAAGCAACATAGATGATGCGGTTAGAAAATTACTAGAGAAAGATGTAACCTATGCGGACGACGACAACAGACTTTGTTGTCGAATTTGGATTGACGAATTATTAAAAAAACATATTTCATCAACAGATATTTCAGCGTATGAGTTTTTTGTTATGTTACATAAAGACCAGATTACAAAAGCAGGTTCAATAACAAGAGCGCGTAGAAAGTTGGAGGAAGATTTTGTGCATCTAAGAGGACACAGCTACAACAAGCGACACAAAATAAAGACAGAAGAAGTTAAGACAGAACTAAACGAACTAAAGTATAAGCATAATGACAACAACTGATTTATTTGGAAACATAATCATATCAGATGAAGATAATGTTTATGTGAAGAAGACAAAGACAAAGGACTTGTCCAATGAAACTAAAATAGAATATATTTTAGAGGTTGTTTGTGACAACGAGAAGCAACAAGAACAATTGTTTAACGAATTAACCGAAAAAGGATTTATATGCCGAGTTTTAACATTATAAAAGAGAGTGAACTGAAAAGAACATTCAGAACACAAAGTGTGATTGGTCAATTTGATTTGCAGATAGACTCCAAAATACAGGAGCAGTTTCACGGAAACATTGCAATCGAAAACGAATCATGGCAGATTGGCATTATTGTCGGTTCATCTGGTTCAGGTAAATCTACAATAGCTAAAGAGTTATTTGGTGCAGATTATATAAACGCTTATCAGTACGACGACAATGCAGTTATTGATAATATGCCAAAGAACTTAGATGTTCAAGAGATAATGAATATGTTCAATAGCGTTGGCTTTGCCACGATTTGGTCGTGGTTAAAACCCTATTCGGTTTTGTCTATGGGAGAGCGTATGCGAGTCGATTTGGCGCGCTCTCTCTTGCTAGATAATAAGGTTGTAGTGTTCGATGAATTCACATCAGTCGTTGACCGTACGGTAGCAAAAACGGCATCGTATGCCATTAGCAAAGCCGTTCGCAAGACAAATAAACAATTCGTTGCAGTTGCGTGCCATCGCGACATAGTTGATTGGTTGGAGCCAGATTGGATTTACGACACAGACGAACAAAGGTTTTTTTTTGCAAGGAAGGGAACAAACGACCAACGCTCCAGCTTGAAGTTAGAAAATGTAGCACCCAAATTTGGAAGCTATTTAGAAAGTATCACTATATGAATTCAGACATTAATAAAACGGCTGATTGCTATGTAGGATACATTGAAAACAATCCAGCTTGCTTTTTTGCCGTTCTTCATTTTCCACACGCGCTGATAAAGAATTTTAAAAAGGGACATCGACTAGTAGTTTTGCCTGATTATCAAGGATTAGGTATCGGGCATAAATTCTCAACACATATAGCTGAAATGTATGTGAAAATGGGAAATAGATTTATCATAACATCCTCCACAAAGGCGTTATTTTTTCAGAGAGCGAAAGACAAGCGATGGATAGTTACGCGAAAGGGCAGAACTGGAGAGAGCGAAGGCATAATGAAAGGCTCAACAAGCACAAGAAAAATGACTTATAGCTATGAGTACATCGGATAAAAAAATTCAAAAACATAACTTCCAGACAGAAGTAAAATAGTCACAAATATTATGAATCAGTCAGAATTAAAACAACAAGCACACAAGACACTTTCAAAACAAAGTATCACTCAACTACAATCAAAGCTAGATAGCGGACATTTTCGCGGTCTAAGTATCGATGTCGCTAAAGAAATTATAGCTAATCGTTTAAACAAACAGAAATTGCAAGACGACAAGATTGAAGTAGAACAAATTGAAGTGGAAGAAATAAAAACTGTGAAAACGAAATTGGTTAAGCCAAAAAAAGAAAAGAAAGTAGAAAATAAAAAGAAATCGCCTAACACAAAATGGGACAGAATACAGAAGTTGCTAAAAACAAAAAGGTCTGTTGCTGAAATAGCCAAAGAGGTCGACACGATTGTAGCTTATGTTTATAAAGCAAAAAGAGAAATGAAATGAATCAAGATTTAATCGAAGCAATCGCCACTAGAATTGGCGTCTTTAAGGATGAACTTATGGACCCGTACAATATGGAAACACTTACTGTAAAGGCAAGAACTGTATTTTATGCGGTGCTAGACGACTCTTTAATGTCTAGAGGTGCTATATGTTTGGAATACCCGATATTTATGCAGAAGTTACGGCAAATACTTGATACCAGACACCAATACGAAAGCGAAATAGCTGATTGTAAGCGGTGGGTTAAAAATTCACAAGACAGATTAGAGCAATTCAGAAAATTAAGCAAACTAAAAAATGGCACGAATTAGAATTAAGACACTATCGCAATTGACCAAGGAGTTAGACACCGTCTTCTCAATCTATATCAGATTAAGAGATATGAAAGGCGGTGGCTATTCTCTTTGCGTTACTTGTGGCAAGCCAATGACATTCAAAACTTCACAATGCGGTCACTTTGTTTCCAGACGACATAAAGCCACTAGATGGGATGAAGCGAACTGCGCCGCGCAATGCTACGCTTGTAATATGCACAATCAAGGTCGTCAGTATGAATTTGGATTAGCTATTGATGAAAGATACGGTGTCGGTACTGCGCAACAATTAATGATTCGAAGTCATAATTCTTTTTCACCAGATAGAGGTAAAATTCAGTTAATGATTGAACACTTTAAAAGAAAAACCGTAGAACTCTAGTTATGACCTATCCTAATATTTACATCTATTCATGGGAAGAATGGATTCAATACTTAAAATCTTTAAACAAATGAAAACACTTCTCCTTCTCCTTCTCTCATCTTGTTGTTATGCTCAACAATATAATAATTAAAACTAATTAATTCATGGCAAAGATAAAATTACAAATAAAAAACCGATTCACAGGTTCATTAATCTTTGAATACGAATCTGATGACAACACAATATCAGAAACAGTAAAAGAGTATATTAAAAAAGAACTCGCTGATGGTAAGAGTTCTGCGGATTTGCGTTTTGCGGATTTGCGTTATGCGGATTTGCGTTCTGCGAATTTGCGTTCTGCGAATTTGAGTTTTGCGAATTTGCGTTTTGCGGATTTGCGTTTTGCGGATTTGCGTTCTGCGAATTTGAGTTCTGCGGATTTGAGTTCTGCGAATTTAGACAAGCGATATATACAAGTATCTTGTATTGGGTCTGTAAAGCGAATGACAACTTATTCTTTTGAAGATGATATAATCTATTGCGGATGTTTTAAAGGTTCGCTTGATGAATTTGAGAATCAAGTAAATGAAACTCATAAAGACAACGAACAATATTTAAAAGAATATATTGGATTCATTAACTATTTAAAGTCACTTAAATGAAAACACTGCTATTTATCTTACTATCAATTCCTTGCTTGGCTCAACAATATGACGAAGCCACATTAAGCACAATGAATAAACTCCAGCTTTCTAAAATCTATTTAGACAAACTAAGCGAAGTCAGTAAGCTACTCCCGATGATGGCATTTACTCTTAAAGTAGAAGGTGAACCTGATACTTATGATGGAGTGATTGAAATCCCTAATACTAAACAGAATAAGACTGCATTAGACAGAGTTACATTAGAGAATAATAACAATGCTGATGTCAGTCGGGATAATCTTAAGGTGTTGATTCCTTACGCTGATAAGAATAAAATAATTGAAAGCATAATAAGGTTTGAAGTGATTATTGATATGATGAAAAGTGTTAAGGAATAACGGTAAGTATTGGTTTAGTAAAGCCATGCCAATACTTCAAATAAAAAATGGCTTTATTGAATCCAATACATTGTTAAACGCTGATTTAAACCCCGTTTTCAGCAGACGGAATAAAATTAAAAACGATGATAGCACTACAAATTATTTTATGGGTGATGGCAACATTAGGACTTGCCATTTTTTTGCAATTCTATTTTTTGCCATACATTAAAACTAAGTGGACATTTTATGTGATGAGCAAACGGATTAAAAAAATAGCAAACAAATACGATGGAGAAACAGGCGAGCAACTGAAAGAAATTGCAAAAGGACTAATGAATTTGAGTAAGAGTGAAAAGCTAATTGATGACGAGGATGAAGGGGTTTAAATTTGCGTTTAACATCAGGATTAAACGAAATGATTACACTTCGTTAATCCTGATGTTATCAAAGAGATTCAATTATTAAACAATTTAAACAATAAACAAATGACAAATCTAACGGATAAACAAAAAGAGTTACTTCTCTCAAATAAAGAAGATTTGAAAGCTATTGCTAAAGAGTTTAGCAGGCATTGGAATATAGATAGAAGTCTATCTGATAGCAAGGCATTTGATAATTTCGCTCAACAATTTGAAGAGAAAGATGAATGGAAGATACTTTCACACAAAAGTTTGTATGATGGTATTCATGTTGGAAATGAAAACTGTATAAAATATAAGTGTGATATTCATTCTGTCCAATACAAAGATGAACCTGTATTAACTGTTAAAAATTATGCAAGATGAAAAATCCAAAAACATTCTCCGAAATACTAATTGAAATAATTAGAGAAGACGAAAGAAAACAACTACTAGCAGATGCTGTGTATAATAGAAAGCACAATGATATTGAATACACTATGATAAGACAAGATTTAGTTTATGAAGCTATAAAGAGATTCTCACAACAGCACATGAATTTCATGAATAAGCAACACGAACTAATTGAAAAGCAGAGTCAGTTGTTAGTTGAAATGAAAAATATGATTTGCGCGGTGTTAGATATGGTTTCTGAATTGGAGTTGCCAGACGATATAAAAAAAATATTGATTGAAGCGCAGATTAAAATAGAAATGCTAGATTAAAAAAAATGGTTGCCCATTTAAAATTAAAATTGATAAAAAAATAATTTGTAAATTTGTTTTATGAACGAAAAAGAATTGCCTGATGAAATTGAAAATGTTAATATCATTGGTGATGATTTTGAATTTGTCAATGAATTTGAAGATGAACAAAACGACGACGACGATGTTGATGAAGCAGTTTATCCCACGAAAACATTTTCGGAATATCTGGTTAAATTTGACAACGAAGTTGAACGAAAAAAATTAGTTGCATTTCTTCGCACCTATAATTTTGAATTCATACCAAGCATTGAAAACGAATTTAAACAAATTTAAAAATGGCTACTAAAAGCAAAAAGAAAGGAGCAATTAACGGACGCCCAGGCGCGGGGTTATCAAGAATGCCAAAAGGATTCGGACGAGGAATCGGAGTCGGTAAAAAGTTTGGAAGCAAAGGTGCATCATCTGGTCGCTCCGCTGGTACAAGCGAATCTTCTACCTAGTACAAGTTAAAACATCTAAAATAAAACATCTATGTATTTGCCACGCGAGCGTGTGGTTGTGGACGAAGTTTCTTTGAAACAGACTTTAGACTTTTCAGATAACTTATTCTCACAACTAGACCGAAGTTTAAAATATGTTCTGTCATTCAGTACGGGAAAAGATTCTGTAATGATGTTAGATAGAGCGATTAAGAACAATTTGAAGACTGCTGTGTATAGTCAAGTCATTATCGAAGGTTTAAGCTACAATCAAGAAGTTTACGATTACTATGAAGAACGCGGCGTGGTTATTACCAGAATCGAAAGCGGTATAACCACGAAGCTACAAGTGTCTGACTTATTATGTATCAATAAGATATTTGATATGAGATACTACAATGAACTGCCGCTGAAAGCGGGCGAAAAGTTTATCTATGAATTGGAACACTTTGACTTTAATTTGATTGGAATAAAGCAGAATGATAGTCCAACTAGAAGACTGATGCTCAATCAAGCTGGATGGAAGCAACCGAAGTCGCGAAAAGCGTACCCAATCTACAATGTATCAGACAGACTTACATGGGCTTATATCTATAAGAATAATTTGCCAGTCAACAGATGCTACGAATGGTTCGGGCGAAGCCAAGATGTGATGAACTACAAGCACTTGTTTCCGCTGAAAGAAAAGTCACCTAAAGACTTTGATTTGTTCGTGTATAATTTTCCACTAATCGAAGCGATGTGCTGGATTAAAGCAGAGCGAATTAGCTCAACTAATGGCGAAATGATTTTCAGTCAACTAGCGAAGCGCGGTAACAGAGAGAACTATAATGTAAGTCTAGACAACTTTCTTTGCTTGTGCTTTGACTCAAGTGAAGAAAAAGAATATTACGCTAAGAAATATCTAAGCGAATGGGTTGATGAATATGTGGTCTATCTGGAAGGTAAGAACTTCATACTGACTCCAGAACAAAACAAGTTTAAAGCGCAGACAAAAGAAGAATTTAATGAAGCGACGAAAGACCTTTCAGCTAACGACAAATGGAAGCGCAGAAAGAGTATCAACAACAACATTGACCACTTCATAAATCTATACTATGAGAGCAATGAACAAAAAAGATTATTTTTGTCAAGCTACGGTATCAATCCCGATGTGAATTGTGTGGATGGAATGAAATGGAAGATATACTGATTAATGGCGTAAAAAAGGCGTTACTATGAGTGAGAAAGAATTTGACCCAAACATTGGCAAGGAAACCCAAATCAAGCCAGGTGAAGTAAGAAACCCGCACGGCGCACCAAAAGGAAAGCGATTATCTACATTACTAAAAGAAACGCTTTCGAACGGACTAGCAGTCAAGGTTCGAAATGCAGACGGCACGGCTGGTACTAAGTATATAAAAGAAGCTGATATTATTTCAGCGTTAATTCAAGAAGCAGTAGGTGGTAAGAACAAGATGAACGCGATAAAAGAAATATTAGACCGCGTTGATGGAAAAGCATTTCAGTCTATTGACATCACAAGTGCGGGCGAAAAATTCAATAGTGTACTGACAATTGAAGTTGTTTCCACTAAAGAAAATGCCATTGATGAAAATGCCATTGATGAAAACGATGAAAAAAGCGAATGAATTAGGCGTGTTTCTACGCGTTTCTAGTGTTTTACTTAGTATAGATATGCTTTATGCTTCGTTCGTCGTTTATACGCGCTTAAAATCGCTTAAAAAGACTCTCTTTTTGAATAACTTACGCGAATGAAAGTAAATGAGATATTTTACCCATGTTTGAATGACCAGTCCAGATATTTAATTCTATACGGTTCGGCTGGTTCTGGTAAGTCGGTATTCGCGTCGCAGAAAATTATCACAAGAATTTTAACAGAAAAAGGACATCGAATATTAATTCTAAGAAAAGTAGCTAGAACATTAAGAGAGTCTTGCTTCGCTTTAATTAAATCAACAATCAACGACGATAATCTTGCGAATGAATTTCATATACGCGAAACGGATATGCACATCACTTGCATACGCAATGGCAACGAAATACTATTTGCAGGATTGGATGATGTAGAGAAGCTAAAATCTATCGTAACACCAACTTCAATATGGTGCGAAGAGCCAACAGAGTTTACCGAAAATGATTTCAGTCAGGTCGAATTAAGAATGAGAGGTGAAACACAAAACTACAAGCAGTTTATTTTATCATTCAACCCAATTGATGAAGACCATTGGATAAAGAAACGCTTCTTTGATATAGCAGACGACCAAGTGAAAGCTATTCACGCCAACTACAAGACTAATGCCTTTTTGGATGCTGACTATGTACGACATCTTGAGGAAAGACTCAAGCACAACGAAAATTTATATCGCATCTATGTATTAGGAGAGTGGGGCAAGGTTATCTATGGCGGTGAATTTTATAAATGCTTCCGTTCATCTAAGCACATCAAGCTTAATCAAGTATTGAATGGAGTGACCGCTTTTTATAAAAAAGATTTGCCGTTACATATATCATTTGACTTCAATGTGAATCCATACATGACTTGTGTAATATGGCAGATTGACGGTCTGAACGCAATACAGATTGATGAATTGTGTTTGCCAAATCCCAATAACACGACCGTTGCAATATGCAGAGAGTTTAAGCGCAGATACAAACATCACGAAGCAGGTCTTTTCATCTATGGCGACCCAGCAGGCAAGCATGAAGATACAAGAGTAGAAAAACGAACAGAAGAAGGTTATAACGACTTCACTATTATTCGCAACGAATTAGAGTCTTTCAATCCATCAATGCGAATAAGTGGTAGTGCGCCGCCAGTTGTAGCTAGAGGTAATTTTCTAAATGCGATATTTGAACACAACTTTGGTGGAATTAATATCACTATCGGTAATAATTGTAAAAATTCTGTTCGTGATTATCAATATCTACAAGAAGCGAGCGACGGGCGTAAAGCGAAAGAGAAAGAGAAAAGCGAGAATAGTGGTATTCAATATGAGAAATACGGTCACACATCAGATGCAAGTGATTATCTTTTGTGCTATGTATATCGCTCTGAATTTACACTACATCAGAAAGGTAATCGACTACCAACGATACTTGTAGGAGAGCGAAAACCGAATTATGCTAAAAGTTACTAATAAATTAATTAGGTTTACATTTTAAAATCAAGCAATGACATTTCTACTGTTAGAAGATGTACTAGAATTAATCGAACAAGAAGGGTTAAATCAAATAACCAATTCTGACGATACACGAATAGACAGAATGGAGTTGGAGGCGATTTCAGAAATGAGAAGCTACTTAATGCAACGATACGATGTTGATAAAGCATTTTTACCATTCACTACATTTGATATAAACGCAACATACAAGCTAGGTAACAGAATCAAGTGGACGGTTGCACCGTGGTTAATCGCTACCGCTTATGTTATTGGTGATTATGCAACTGGTTCAGACGATAACATATACAGAGCATTGACTAACACTACGGGTGATAATCCTATTTCAAGCCCATTAGACTGGGTGCTAGTAGTTGCTAATAATTCTATTTACTATAACATTTTTCCTTTCCCGTATTACAACGGAAATAAAGTATACTATCTTAACGACCATATTGTGTTCTATGATAAAATCTACAAAGCGACACGAACAATATTTCCAGGCATACAACCACTAAGCGCAGACGGAACGGTTAATACTTATTGGGAGTTTGTTTCAAATTCAAGTGACACATCTGGAGTCTATCCAGAAGATACAGCATATTGGACGCAAGGCGACAATAGAAGCGGTCAGCTTGTTCAAAAGTGTGTTGACATTTTATTATATCATTTACACGCTAGAATAAACCCACGCAACATACCAGAAATGAGAATGATACGCTACGACGGTAATCACGAAACACAAATTGGTGGTGCAATCGGGTGGTTAAAGAATGTAGCAAGCGGAAAGATAAATGCAGAAATACCAGAGCGATACGAATTCGCTACCGTGCCAGGAGTTTCTATAAGTTCTGGCAATTCAGAGTTTTTAAGGTCAACAAAATCTTATTGCTAAATGAAAATACCATTCACAAATTACGATTTAAAAATATCTAACAAGTTTGTTGACCCTAACGAAAGAGATAGAGTCATTAAAGTCATTCAACAATTACAGCAGTATAGAATACGACAAGATATTAAGAAGTGGCGAACAGCTATTCAGATTGCAGAGCAGGTTTATTATCCAACAAGATATTTACTTTATCAAACCTATCGTGATGTTGTTCTGGATGCGCACCTTTCGGGTTTAATCGACCAGCGCAAGGATAGAATACTATTAAAGGAATTCAGTATCGGGACAGAAGAAATAAAAGACGAACGCTTAACAGAAATGTTTCGTCGACAATGGTTCTTTGACTTTATGAACATGGCGCTTGACTCCATTTACTGGGGTTATTCATTAATTCAATTCGGAGAGTTTGATACCAATAAAGGTTTCTACGACATTGAATTAGTGCCAAGAATAAATGTAAAACCAGAGCAAGGACAGTTTGTTGTGACGGCTAACGAACCGTCGGGACCAAGTTTTCTGGAGCCACCATATTCAGACTACGCTTTAGGTGTTGGACATCGCTTCGACTTAGGACTTCTAATGAAGGCGGCGTTTTACACTATAACTAAGAACGCAACAATAGGAATATGGGGCGAATACACCGAGTTGTTTGGTATACCACCTAGAATACTAAAGACTGATGTTCGTGACGACAAGACGAGAAAGAACGGTGAACAAATGATGGAGAATATGAGTCGCGCCCCATGGGCGGTTATTGATAAAGAAGACGATTTGGATTTTGGCTCAACATCTGGCGGTAGCAACAGTTCTGATATATTTATTAATCTGATTGAGTTGATGAACGCTGAATTATCCAAGTTGATATTAGGTCATAGCGCCGCGGCTGACTCTACTAGCGGTAAATTGGGTAACGAAGACCAGGCAATACAAACAGGGTTTGAGAAAGAGAAAAACGATATGCGATTTATTAAAATGATTTGTAGAGATAAGTTGTTTCCGTTTATGCGCAACTTAGGTTTTAAGATTCCAGATAATACGGAGTTGATTTGGGATAATGATGCAGAAGAAGTACAAGAAAAACAAATTCAAGCTGATTACAATACGAAAATGGCTACGATTATTTCACAGCTAAACACATCAGGTATTCAAGTAGACATAAATCAAGTTAGCGAGTTGATGGAGTTAAAACTTACTGAAAAGAAAGAAGAGCAAATAGCACCAATGCAGGAACAGATTAAAAACATTTATAAACATTAAAAACAAACATCATGGAAGTAGTACACAAACAAGTAGAAGAAACAATCGAAAAAGTTAAAGAAAACAAAGAAGTGCCACCTAAAATTCAGCCAGTCTTTGGTCGTTTTACCAATCAAGACCTTTTAAATTTCAACAATACGATTCTGGAATTAAGAGGTAATGTACTGTATTGGTTTCTCCGCGGAAAGATTAATGAGTTTCACAAGCAAAACAATGTTCGTTTTCAATCACTAGCTGATAAGGTGCAAGAGTTACAGCACATTCACTTTGAGTTCGATGGTGACAAAGTAAAAACTATCAAGAACGAAGAAGGTGTAGAAAGCGTTGTGTGTAATGAAGGTTTTACAATGACTGATTACGACAAAGCGTATCAGAGTTTAATGGAACAAGATTGTCCAATTGAAATATAGCGAGAACGATATAGATAGATTGTTTAACAACATCTACAATGGTAAAACGACGGTACAAAAGCCGCCGCAGAAACTATATTCACAAATAGCCCAACATCTTGGAGAAGGGGTTAGAATGGGGTTTGGTTCATCTGACCCTAACTCCATTATGTTGGAAGATTTGGTCGACAATGTTTACTATTTCAGCGCCGCAAAAACTTTTCAGCAAGTTAAACAAATGCAAGAGGCGATTATCGGCAGTAATGGACATCGAGTACCTTATTCTGAATTTAAAAAAACCGCTTTCGAGATATTCGATACTTATAATACCGACTGGCTTAAAACCGAATACAACACCGCAGTTGGTCAAAGTCAAAACGCTGAATTATGGGAAAACATTATGAGAGATGCAGAATTGTTTCCAATACTGACTTATATAACGACTCAAGACGAAAGAGTTTGCCCGATATGTGCGCCACTAGATAGATTTACAGCAAGAGCAACAGATTCGATTTGGGGCAAGATAATGCCGAGCAATCATTATAACTGTCTTTGTACGGTAGTACAGCAGGAAGACGGCGTAGCGTTGTCTACGAACAAACCAGACATAGAGAACATACCGCCAGAATTTCAGTTCAATCCAGGCGAAAGCAGAATGGTGTTTCCGCCTAGTCACCCATACTTCAAGGTTGAAAAGAAATATGAAAAATTGAAGGAAAATAATTTTAATTTGCCAGCGTATAAAACAGATTGATGCAAAAATTCGGATTAAAAGAAACTGAAAAGCGTATTGCACAAGCAATTAAACTTGGTGTGCGTCAAGGTTCTGTTATGTCCAGAGCGTTTTTCATCGAAAGTTTTACCAATCAAGGTTTTACAGACAAGCATCTAGAGAAGTGGCAACCAAGAAAAAAAGAAACTAAAAGAACGATAGGTAAAGCTATTTTAGTGAGTTCTGGCGCTTTAAGGCGTTCAATATTAGTAAAACAACTTACAAATGATAGTTTTACAGTCGTTTCAGACATGGGATTGGGCGCAAGTCAAGACTATGCACCAGTACACAATTACGGATTGAGAGCAGGTAGAGGTCGTGGTTTTAAAATGCCAAAGCGACAATTCATGGGCGAAAGCGCAGTATTAATTAAGAAGATAATGGATAAAATTAATAGCAACATCGAAAACGCTTTTAAATAATGGCATCAGCACAATCAGTATTCTATACGGCGCTTCAAACAAAGATTCTGACAGATGTGACAGAAGTAAAGTATTGCAAATTGTGGAACAATCAACTACCTTATAATGAGAAGCAGGAATCATTTGAGTTTCCTTGTGTGTTTATTGAGTTTGCAAACATAGAGTCGATGGATTTTACAGCGGGTGTAATGTGCTATAAATTAACAATGCTTTTTCATATCGGAATTTCAAATTACGAACTAGAAGACCTTTCGATATTTGAATTAAAAGACAAGATAGACAAAGCGATAACAAATACATTGCCAGGCGACACGACGATTACAGTTGGATGGATACCACTAAACAAGTCAGCAGAATTTCAAGACTCTAATGACTCTAGTGTTTACATTTTCAAATTGCAGTACGAAGGAACATTAATGGACTTGAACACATCAAGACTAAACGATTTAGTACCGACATCGGCACCAATTGAATTAACTGAAATTAAAGAAATAGTACAAAGCATTTAACTATGGCTACATCAATCGAAGATATTATTATTGAAATGGACACCGAACAGGCGCTACAACCTGATTTGGCAACATTGAATTCACCCAGTCAATCGGCGATTTATACTTTATGGAAGTATATAACCGCAGTAGTTATTAATTTACATGAGCAACTTTGGGACATCTTCAAGCTAGAGATTGAAGCGATAGCCGCGAGCGCCGTACCTGGGACACCAAGTTGGATAAGAAAAATGGCTTTATATTTTCAATATGATGCAGTCACACCGCAAGTGATTGAATTAAACACGACAACACTAGCACCAGAGTATCCGACAGTTGACCCGTTGCTTAATATAATCACTCAATGTGCAATTAAAGAAGCGCCAAATCACTTAGTAAAAGTAAAAGTGGCTAAAGGTGTTGTTGGTTCGTTGGCTCCGTTATCTGGAGCAGAATTGATAGCTTTTGAAGAATATCTAACCGTTATCAAGTTCGCTGGTATTCAAATGGACGCTATTTCGTTGCTCCCTGACCGCTTACAAGTAGATGCGACTATTTATTACGATGGTCAATACACAGCCGCGCTGGTTAAAGCAAATGTGATTACAGCAATAACAAATTATTGCTACAATTTGGGATTTGATTCCTTTGTAAGAATAAACGGGGGAAACACTAACCCTGGCTTGGTCGATGCGATTCAAGCCGTGCAAGGTGTTGTGGATGTAGTGCTTTTAGATGTTTTAGCGCGAGATGAAGCAACACCACACGGCTCTAGCGGAGTCGTTACAGTTACACAAGACTATGAAACGGTTGCAGGGTATATTATCCCAGAAGATACCGCTTTATTTACTTTGAACGATACACTAACAATGTCACTATGAGTATATATACAGCTACTTGGTGGCTACAAGCCAAACGACTGATTCCTTTCAAGATGCGAAAAGCAATTCATATCGCGTGGATGAAAGTTATAATGTCACCGCTACAAATATTTCATGATTATATTTTCGATGTTTATTATCCAGATGTAATCTTCAAAACAAAAACCAATGCACAGATAATACTATTTGAGTATTGGCTTAACACTTATTTTTCAACCGTATTCAGACAACCGCCTTGGGGTGCGCCAACGGCTCCGCCACACTCTGATATTTGGATTGAAGACAACTACTCACTACTGGATTTTAATTTTTGGTACAGAATAGACGAGGGTTACCCAGCGCAGTATCTTTATAATGTTGCAGAAGCAACGCCTTATTACTTTTACAACGAATCAGAATACATGGTAGTGTATGATTTCACGGTATGGGTACCAGCGACTTTATATGCTACATCACTAATTCAAATAGAAGCACAACTAGACTACTTTAAACTTGCAGGAACGACTTATCAAATAATTTCTTACTAAAACATAAACAATGAAAAAAATAGTATCACCACTAGCCAACGGCGGCGCACCATTCTACTCTGGGGACATTAATGGTACGATTCAAGACGAAATATACAAGGTATTAATAGCCAGCTTTCAGGCGTGGGGTTATTTCCCAGGTATAACAAACGGGAAGATTCTTTCTGGTATGTATTACACATCGATTAACACAATGACGCAAACAGCAAATATTTCGGAAGGATATGTTTTGCTCAATGGTGATATTATATATTTCCCAGCGTACTCTGGAAGCTACATGACTAAAGTGTATCAGAATCCAGCATCTACTTTCACAACAAGAGTTTTTAATGATGCAAGTGTTCATAATTTTGACGAAACAAAAACAGTTATAGTAACCGCAGGCGCGACGACTGGTGAATATATCAATCTAGATGTAAACATAGTAGAGAGCGCACGAATAAATCACGACATCTGGAATCAATTAAACGCAAAAGCAAACATCAGTCAAGGCGCATGGACAGCAATAGTGCCTACAGCACCATGGACAGCGACAGCGGGGTACACTTGTTCGTACAGAAGAGGCACAACAGGATTAATTTCATTAAGAGGCACAATGAATATCGCTGTAGCAGTCAACGCTTCACCGATGCTAACATTACCACTAGGTTACAGACCAATTCAGACGGTAAGTTTCAAAGTTTGTGAACCGTTTGGAGTTAATCTAGGTCAACAATACTCAATTTTATTCGGTTCTGGTGGAATTGTCACTTTCTATACAGATACACTAGGTGGCTCAATTGATGTCGCTCTAGATGGTATTCATTTCTACGCTGATTAAACATGAACGACAAACCAAAATATATTTCTAAGCAACTGAAAACACAACTTGCGCCTTGCACGCAAAAGAAGTTTGATGAATACATTAAGCGCACATCTGACAAGCCAGCCAATGTTATTCGCAATGCAGTTGTTGATTTCTTAAACAAGCAAGAAAAAATTAAATAGTCTTTTTTTGACTTTTATAGTTTTTATTGCTATTACTTTACAATCGTGAAAATAAAAGACCTGACATACATCAACAATATGAGCAAAGACGGAGTGGTTACGATGCTTCTATATGCTCCTATTGGTAAGAATCCAGAAAACGGAAAAGGTATAGACGGTGAACAATTTGCAAGAGAAATATACGCGCTAGCGGAATACAGCGAAGCGAAAAAAATAAATGTTCGCATCAATTCAGTTGGCGGCTCTGTTATGGAAGGGTTTTCAATTTTTTCAGCAATACAAAATTCAACAATAAAAGTTGATACATACATAGACGGTATGGCGGCTTCGATAGCTGGTGTTATTGCAATGGCTGGTAGAAAAGTTTACATGGCAGATATTGGTATGTTAATGATTCACGACCCAGCGATGGATAATAAAGAGCCCAAAACAAATAAAGACAGAGAAATACTAGGTCTTATCAAAAATTCTTTATGCACAACACTAACCAACAAAACAGGGTTCACTAAAGAAGCGATGGATGAAATGATGTCGAAAGAAACATGGATGGGATGTAGTGATGCCATTAAATGTGGCTTTGTTGATGAAGTTTTTACAACGAATAAAAAATTACCAAAGGTAACAGATGGAAAAGGCATAGTGAACAGCAGTAAACTATACGCCATTTACAATACACTTTTAATAAACCCAACAATCATGAATAGAACATTAAAACTTTTAGGACTTCAAAACGAAGCAAGTGACGATGCAATTGCGGATGCAATTGGTGCTTTAAATCAGAAAATTGCAGATGCAACAGCTACAATCGAAAAATTGAAGACTGAAAAAACTGAACTGGAAGCAAAAATATCCAAAATCGAAGCCGATGAAACAGCGAAAGTTGAAGCAGAGGCAACAGAGTTGGTAACCAATGCTGTAAAGTTGAATAAAATCACAGACGCGGAAAAAGATTCGTGGATGAAACTTGCAAAAGTTGATTTGAGCGCGGTTAAAAACGCTTTCGAAGCAATGGGCAAGTCTTCATCACCTACAAAAATAACCAATGCAATTAAAAACGCGCCAGCAGTAAAAATAGCAGAAGACAGAAAAGACTGGACGGCTCGCGATTGGGAAAAGAAAGACCCAAAAGGTTGGTCAACATTGAAAGTTGACAATCAAGCAGAGTTTGAGAGAATCTTCAAAGACACTTACAAAACAGACTACAAATTCTAAATTTTTAAACCAACTAAACTAAAATAAATCATGGCATTACAAACAGAAGTATGGGTGCAGGACATTATGGAAAACTTGTATCAGAGTGCGCTCTATACAACAATGTCAGTAGACCATTCAGGATATGTAACCTACAAAACGGTACATATTCCAAACGCTGGTGCAAAACCTGGCGTAGTTGTTAACCGTTCATCTTTGCCAGCCACAATTGCGCAAAGAACTGACAACGATTTAACCTACAATCTTGCTGAATTCAGCACAGACCCAACGCTGATTACCAACATCGACGAATTGCAAATCTCTTACGACAAGCGTATGAGTGTAAACTATAACAACATTCAGGTTCTTTCTGAAACAATCGGAAATTACATCTGTAACCAATGGGTTTCTGACCCAACTGGTGCTACTCGCGTTGTTATCACATCTGGCGCCGCGGTTGCGACAAGTTTGTCGCCGTCTGCAACTGGTACTCGTAAGCAGGTAGCTTTAGCTGACATTTCTGATTTAGCCAAGCAATTGGATAATGATTTAATGCCACGCGAAAATCGTTACTTGTTAATGCCAACAGCGATGTTCTGGGAGTTGTTTACAATTTCAGAGGTGGTTCGTGCATCTTACAACGGTTTCATGGTTCAACCTTCGGTTGTTGCTAGTGGAACGGTTGCACAATTGTTCGGATTCAATGTCATGCTTCGCCCAACGGTGAATGTTTGGACAAAATACACATCGGGCATAACTGGTACTTTGAAAGCAGTTGGAGCCGCAGGGGCGGCAACAGATTGCTACGGGTGTCTTGCATGGCATCGTTCAGCAGTAGCTAAAGCACTCGGTTCTGTTAGTGTGTTCTCTGATTCAGGCGACAACGGACAAGGAAAACCAGAATACTACGGTATCATTTTATCAAGTTTGGTAATGATGGGTGGTAAATATGTTCGTTCTGACTTGAAAGGAGTTGTGAACTTAGTGCAATGCTGGGTTTCTTAATCAGTTAAAAAAAATTCTTATGGCGTTATCAGATATTATCTTTAACAAGGGTGAGGGCGGCTTAGGTCGTCCATTACCTGGTCAAGACTACATTAGTGGTTTTGCTTTTTACAGCGACGAAAAGCCGTCTGGTTTTGCCAATGCGCCGTACATTAACAAGATTTTTTCACTTGAGCAGGCAGAGGGATTGGGTATTAATCCAATTACACTTCCTTGTAAGGGTCGAATAAGATTATTAGGTACGGTAGCGGCAACAGATACGCTAATAGCTTCCGTTGGTGGTAATGTGATAGGAAGCACAACCGCAGACGACGCCTTTCTTGCAAACGCATCATTGAAACTAGTGCAGGCAATTAACGCCGCTACGGCAACAAATGGTGGTTACACGGCTGGACAATATGGAACTTGTATTATTATAACAGCGCCATATTACACAGAGGAAGCAATCTTGTTCACAACAAGCGGTTCTTTGACGGCAACTTACATTCCGTTTTTCGGTGCAGACACAGTAGATGCAA